TCCTTGATTCAATGTGCGGGGATGGTCAATTTCTATTAGGGGTTGCTAATAGACAATTTGGAAATGCCGACAATATATATGGAATTGATCTTACTCCTGCAAATGTTGATGCTGCTACGAGACGAACTGGATCTAAAAATATAGTATGCGGTGATAGTTTATCATATGAATTCTCTAACATAGAAAAAGACACAAATCCACTATTTGTGTTCCCTTAAGGCTTGACTTCTGCTGATATATAGTGTAATATATGTATATATTAACAGAGAAAGTACCACATGAAATACGCACTGATTGACACTGCTAACACTTTCTTCCGCGCTCGTCACGTTGCTTCTCGCAATAGTGACACGTGGGAGAAGATTGGCATGGCTATGCATCTTACTATGTCGTCCGTCAATATGATCGTTCGCCAGTATGGCATTGACCATGTTGTGTTCTGTCTTGAGGGTCGTAGCTGGCGCAAGGAGTTCTATCCCCGCTACAAGGCTCATCGCAAGCTTGACGAAAGCGCAATGACCGAGCGTGAAGTAGAAGAAAATCAGATGTTTTGGGAAACGTATGATGTTTTCACTACTTACTTGCGTGAGAAGACTAACGCTAGCGTATTGCGTGTTCCCAATGCAGAAGCAGACGATATCATTGCCCGCTTCATTGACTTGCATCCTAACGATGAACACTTCATTATTTCTAGTGACAGTGACTTTGTCCAGCTTATCAGCGAGAATGTAAAGCAATACAACGGTGTTGCTAACCAGCTTATCACAATTGATGGTTACTTCAATGATCGCGGTAAGCCCATCAAGGACAAGAAGACTGGCGAGCCTAAGTTGCTTGAAGACCCTGAGTATTTGCTGTTCAATTCTAAGAACACTATCGGCATTCGTGATGCGTTTGAAGATCGCGTAAAGCAGGGCTTCAAGTGGAATAACTTTCTCTTGCAGAAGTGGGTCGATCATGAGGGCGTTGAACACCGCGTTAAGGATGATTATGAACGCAACCGCACTCTGATTGATCTTCGTGCTATGCCCGACAATATCAAAGAAACCGTAGATAACATCATTAAGAGTGATGTTCGTACTACTACGACTCCGATGGTCGGCGTACAGCTAATGAAGTTCTGCGGTAAGTATGAGTTGACTAAGATTAGCGAACAGGCTGAAACTTACAGCAAGTGGCTTAACTCCCCGTATAAGGGTGTACTCAATGGCTGATAGCATTCCGTGGTTCAAAGCATTACAGAGTAAGTCACGTGGTTTCCGTCCTGGTATGGAAATTCATGTCATGACCGCAGGTAGTAAGACCGGTAAGTCCGTCATTCTTGATTTTGAGAGTGATGATTTTAAGCCTTGGCGTGAGACAATGCGCCCTCACTATGCTGAATATATTGACTTTGATACTGGTGAGACATACTGGAAGAAGTTAAGTCGCCTGCCCGCAGCAAGCTGCCTGTATCGTGCTAATAATGTAATTCGTCATAATGAAGACGGAACATATCAGTACGTAAAAAATCGTAAAGACGGAAATCTTCGGCAGCTAACCGAAGACGAAATTATGTGGGTATTGTTACATGTCTAAAGAAATGTTGTTGTGCAAAGATTGTAAACATTCTACTATGCTTCTGGTGGATAGGATTTTCACATTGAATGGTCTTGTGGGGGCACAGGATGTTAACTATAAATGCTCCAAATTTCCACAGAATGCGACCGTAGTTGAGAATATGGTTACTGGTCCACAGAAGATAAAGGCTAAACTTCCATACTGTGAAATTACTCGTCGTCATGGTGAATGCGGGCAAAATGCAAAGTACTGGCAACCCAAACATAAGAAAGATTTATTTAAAATGCTAACAAAGGAAGAACATGACTGAACTAGTAGCAAAGCCAATCGTTAAAAATCAGTTTTGGATTGTTACTGACGGCAATAAGAAGGTCGGTAACATTGAAGCAAACAACGCGGGATACGGGGTGCAGATTAACGGCACCTTCCTTCAGTTCAACAACACAGATGAATTGAAGAAATCTACTAAGATTCGCTTTGAATCCATTGCAAACACTATCTCAAAGCCCACACATCCATACCCTGAATATCCTACTACAAAGAGAGTATATAACAGTATCTTGGATATTCAGCGAGGATTGCATCTGTTCACTAAGACTAAAAAGAGCAAGTGTCTTCATGCTGCCGGCTATTTTGTCATGGAACAGAATGGTGTCAAGCAAGTAGTATTTTGCCCTAAGTATATCTTTATCCAACGATATTCGTATCAAGGACCGTTTAAAACAGAAGATGAAGCTAAAAGTGTGATAAATATATAGATTATGTTACACATTAAGAAGTTTATGGACCGAATGTCCATGGTAGAATCCAAAATGAACAAGGATGTGGTTCTTCCCATTATGGACGCCCGCGGGCTTAGAGACGATATTGCTAGGCTTTTGGCTGATTTACACGAACTTTCATCTAACAAAAATGAAGGTTCCGATCAAGCAATTGAACTAGAAATTAAAGGCGGTTCATTCAAATGAGCAGAACACAGCCAACTGTACTGGTTGAGTACGTAGACAAGAAGACCTACAAATGTGATCAGATTGTAGAGGCAGCAGGTATTTGGGCCGTGTTCTACGATGATCAACCTATCAATCTAAAGTCTAGTCATTATCTAGTAAATGACGTTGCTCCTAAATACAAGAAGACCAGTTTCAGTAACCCTGGACACGCTCGTAACCTTTGTCGCAAACTTAACGCACAGTTTAAGACAGACAAGTTTACTGTAGTGTTTATGAACAGCGGTAGAACGGTCTACCCCGATGACCTATCCCAAGACCAAAACTGAAATAGTAAAATTATTAGTAGATCAGCTAAAAGATGATCCTGACTTTCCATGGAAAGACAAGCCATACGATAAAGTAGTGTTTGAATGGTTTGTTACTGGTAGAGCAGGGTCTGGACTACGATTATCAGACGCCGGCAAAGTTGCATTTGAATATGCAAAGATAGCACATTATGAGTTTGAATTTTCGCCGCCGGGCTTAAAGACTAGAGATATAAATGCCTGGCACAAATATGCATTGGTTCTTGACAAAAAGATTAAATGCCCCTACTACATCGGTGTAAAACAAGTTGACAAAACTAAGAAACAACCCTACATCAGATTTTATGACAACAAGATAGCAATGATGATGGCCTTATACGGTGATCTACAAAGCTACATTGATTCAGTAAAATAGTATTATTTTATGTTCGCAGTTGCAGCATAAATAACATGCTTAGCCATTGCTAAGTTACACAACACACACAGGAGAAAAATTATGAAGAATATTGCAATTAGCCTTTTAGCGGCTCTCACACTATCGACCCCAGCACTCGCTTCTTGGAAGAGCGATTTGTTTGCTAAGCTTGATGCAGACAAGAGCGGGGAAATTGCCCTTACTGAATTGACTGGCGCAGGATGCCGCACTCAGCCTAAGCTTTTTAACTATGCTGATAAGGATAACAGCAAGGGTCTTAGCAAGGCTGAATATTTCAACAACCGAGACCTTCTCGGTCGTTGCAGCTAAGGAGTAGGTAATATGTTGGCTACTTTAATTAATAATACCGTTGACGCCATCCAAACTTCAAAGAAGATTTTCGTTGATACTTTCGTCAAGCACGAAGGTCTAGCAAAGTCTCTCAATGAGTTTGTAGATGCCCAAACCAACTATACAAAGCAAGCAATTGATGCTAGTATGAAAGCTGGTAATGAGGTGTACAAGACTGTCTCTGACAGAACGTTTTACACTGATACCGCAAAGGCTATGCAAGAATCTGCACAGGCTTTGTTTCACACACAGAAGAAAGAAGGAAAGTAATGTTTAATCATAATTACATAGTAACTGTTTCGCGGGCTGCACACATGTCCGTGATAGCGTTATCCGCAGTATGTTTGTACGGCATACTCACACTTTAAGGACCATTAACTATGAGCGATAGTAAAATTCCAGGACTTCCTGAGATTAAGTTCAATAAGAATGGATATGAAATCCGTTCTGATATCTTAGGTCTAGCTGAAAAGCTAGTCATTGAAGAATACAAGGCTAAGTTACTTGGTTGGGAAGTCTCGCAGAAAAAAGACGAAGAAGGTAAGATTGTTACCAAAGTCTCTGCTCCGGAGTTTCCTGGACTTGATAAGGTCCTTGAGACTGCTCAAAAGATGTATGATTTCGTAAATCAAAATCCAAAAAAGTAAAAAAACGGTTGACAAAAGGTCTCCTTGGAGCTATAGTGATAATATAGCTTCTAAGGAGATTTTTTATGGGTAAGGAAGATTTCATCAGCTACGTGCTTAGTTTCTATAACGGTACAGATGGTATCTACAAGGATGTAGATGCTACTCATGCCGAAGTGATTGATGCTACCCGTAAGCTTGAATATATGTATCGCAGCAACGGCGATGAACCTGTTTATGACAGTATTGACCGTGAGCGTGTTCGTGACTTTATTCTAGAGAGCCGCAAGTAATGAAACAGTATTATGTTATTGCAGGGGCAATTGCTATATTGTCTACTACTGCTGGAATGATTTATTTTGCAACACGCAACGATCACTTCAAAAACGCTCCTACTGAAATTGCAGGATGTAAGGATCCGGCGGTAACTGCGGTAATTCATTCTATTAGAAATTATCCTAATAGTTGGGAAACAGATAATTACCAAATGTGGCATGATGAAGATGTTAGCATTTGGACTGCAAATGAGGATTATGGCCTATCGCTCACGATGGGAAGTAGTAACGCTAGCCCCGATCACTATGCTATGGACGATCAGTGCCGTGCAGTATTATATGACACAACTCAAACTTGGCTTAGGAACACACTCAATGAAAAACTCCGAGGTTAATTACAAAGAAGTAGCTGTGCCTGCAGGTACGTTTCGGATGTACGATGATCGCCCCAACGTGTGGGTAGAAGTTCCGCGTGGCGATGGTTATGCGAATTGGATGGATCGCGGCGCTGCCATGGCAGCAGAAAGTGAAAAGTAATGCCTTATACTGTTCTTGATGCTATGCAGGATGAAATTGACTTTCTCCGTGAAATGGCGAAGGTTGAGGAAAAACGTGATAAATTCATCCTCGTAGGGATTTACCGCGAGATTGCTAACTCTCACCAACGAGTTATCAACCGCGTAAAGAGCGGCGTTGACTATTCTCTTGAAATCGTAGATGGTGAAATAAAGAGAGTACATAAGAAGTCCGATCGTAAGACTCTTGAGGAAGAGTATCCTGCACTCAAGAAAGCTGCTGAACAGTACGATCTTGTTAAAGATTTGGTTGACAGTACTCCAGATTAAATAACACAAAGGAAAGAACAATGAAGGAAAATATTTTTAATGCGCTTAAGGCTCACTTTGAGTCTCATATTCTTAAGCATAAGATGAACGTTGAAATTATGCTTAACAACCCAATGGCAATCCATGAACACACTGATTTCATGGGTGCAGTTGAACTTGAACTTGCACAGATTGCCGAATACGAAGATAAGCTTGAGGCATTGACCAAACACTTTAATACCTGATATTTGGTAATTTTTTGGTTGACATTGTTTGCCCATTTTGCTATAACAAGATTATAGCAAGGAGACAATGTTATGATTATTATTTCAACTAATAAGTGGACCATCTATTTCAATGGATGGCGTCCCCAAATCGTGAAAACTTGGGTTAGTGGTCTTGAAACTGCAATCCTCAAGGGAACTCCGGAACAGCAGGTTGAGGAGCTTAAGGTTCGCCTGCGTTATGCAGGGGTCAGCAACAACGTCACTGACCCCAATTGGAAGCCAAAAAAGACAAGAAATCGTCGTAAACGGTGATTTTTTGGTTGACTTCGGTTACCCATTTTGCTATAACTAATATATCAAGACAACACAGAGGCACACAATGATTATCAAGAACAAGATTGACAACGAACCGGTTCTCTCTAACGTCGGTGAAGTTGGTGAGTTTCGCATTCGCAACAGTGCGAAGGCTTTCAGCATTCTTTCGTCAGGTCTGTATGCGAACAAGGTTCGTGCTATCATTCGTGAATATTCGTGTAACGCAGTTGACTCGCACGTTGAAGCTGGTCGTGCTGACACTCCCTTTGATGTTCATCTTCCGAACTCGCTTGAGCCTTGGTTCGCAGTTCGTGACTATGGTGTGGGTCTTGACGAACAGCAGGTTCGTAATATCTTCACTACTTACTTTGAATCCACTAAGACTGCTACCGACGAACTGATTGGTGGCCTGGGTCTTGGTTCTAAGTCGGCTTTCAGCTATACCGACAACTTCACTATCGTTGCAGTTAAAGCTGGTATCAAGCGTGTGTTCACTGCTTTCATCAACGATCAGGGTGTTCCTTCTATCGCTCCGATGGGAGAAGAAGCCAGCAACGAACCGAATGGTGTTGAAATTCGTTTTGCAGTTGAAGACTCGTATGACTTCCGCAAGTTCTACAACGAAGCCCAGCATGTTTATAAGCATTTCAAGCTTCGTCCTATCGTAAGCGGTGGCATCGGTGAGTTTACGTTCATTGATCCTGAATACAGCGATGTTGACATTATCCCGGGTGTTCACGCTAACGACCGTGGTTATGGTAACAGCTACGCTATCATGGGCAATATTGAATACCCGCTTGACATTCCTGGCAACATGGACCTCGGTGATGTTGGTCACCTTCTGCGTTGTGGTCTGACCATTGAGTTTGCGATTGGCGAACTTGACATTCAGGCTTCTCGTGAGGGTCTGTCCTACATTCCCGAAACTGTTGCTGCTGTTAAGGCTAAGCTGGAAGCACTGAATGCTGTCCTCGCTGACCGTGTCGCAGAAGAAGTTGCTAGCATCAAGAATGATTGGGAAAAGGCATACATTCTTGCTAAGAAGCTTGACAGTGATCTTTGGGGTGCAGCTACTAACAAGTATGTTACTGACACTGGCTTTGCACTGATCACGAACAGCCGCTATGCTCGTTCTAAGAAGTTCCAGTTTGACGAAAAGACTCTTGAAAAGAAGTTTAATATCGTTATTCGTGGGTTCTACATCAATCACGGTTATGGTTCGTCTACTGCTTCTCGTATCAATCTTGACAATGTGTATAACAATGAAACGCATACTTACGAAAAGCACGTAGGCATCCCTGTTTCTAAGGATACGCAGTTTGTCGTGAATGACACTAAGGTTGGTGCAAGCGAACGTGCTAAGTATCACTGGAAGAATGCAAGCGGTCTCGGTCGCAATCATCATGTTTATGTGATTGAAAAGGCTGACAAGAACGCTGACATGAAGCTTACTGCTTTCTTCAAGGCTCTTTCCAATCCCCCCAAGACGCAGATCCACAAGGCTTCTACGCTTCTGGTAAAGGAACGTGCTGCTGGTATCGGTAAGGATGTGAGCATCCTCAAGCTTGAGCGCCGCAATCATCGTGGTCACATGAACAGCAATGACATGGTGTGGCGTGATGCTGGTAAGCTTGATCAGTTTGACGATAGCAAGACTTACTACTATCTCCCGCTCGTCGGCTTCAAGTGTGAAGGTGTTGCTCGTGCATACGATATGAAGACCTTTGCTGGTGCTCTTGTTGACAGTGGCGTTCTCACTGAAACTGTTTACGGTGTTCGTAAGGCTGATCTTGAAAAGATCAAGGACAAGGCTAACTGGGTCAATCTTGATACTTACGTTGCTGACAAGCTTTCGCAGCCGAATATCATTGATGTTAAGGGTGTGATTAAGGAAGCTATCGGCTTTGATAGTTTCTACAAGTTCACTTATGTTCAGAACCACGTAGCGGCTAATAGCCCCTATCTCAAGCTGTACAACGAGTTTGTTGGTGTTAAGGCATCTAATGCAAACGTTCGTCGTGGACTCCAAACTCTGTGCGCCATCTACAAGGTGGAAGCAGGAAATGTCAACGTGACTGATGAAGTTGCTAAGTATACTAATGAAATGAAGGAGCTTAGCAATCGTTATCCGCTGCTTGACGACCTCAGCCGTTACTACCGCAATGCGGAAGCGATTGCTGAATATATCAACGCAATTGATGCTTTCAAGGGCATTTAATAGTTGACAATGTAAACGTAGTGTGCTATAACTTAATTCTTAACTCTCACTGAAAGGTAAATCTAATGTCGTTTCCGTATATCGTCCAGGGTTCGAATATCACTGTTGTTATCGGCACTACGCCGCATACTGTGAGCAAGAGCCACATTGCATACAATAAGCTGCTTTCCGCTATCAAGGCTGGTGAGTGGGAGACTGTTCAGGATATCATCGAACCTAAGCAGGTTGTTCTTAACGTCGGTCAAGGCAACGTCAGCATTCAGGGCGATAAGATTTTCTGGAAGGGTCGTGAAATGCACAATGCGCTTACCAAGCGTATGGTTGCTATGATCCAGGAAGACTTCCCGGTTGACCCGCTCGTTGCTTTCATGGAAAATCTCATGGAGAATCCGAGCAAGCGGGCAGTCAACGAACTGTATGGCTTCCTTGAAAAGAACACTCTTCCGATCACTTCGGATGGTTGCTTCCTCGCTTACAAGAAGGTTCGTCAGGACTATCTTGATTGTCATTCGGGCACCGTGCTTAACAAGCCTGCTGCTTACATGACTGATGAAGATACTGCTGCACTTGAAGAAGCTGCTGGTAAGAACAGCGAAGTTACGGTTGAAGTTGTTGACGGGGTGACTGTCGTTTCTATGGAACGCAATCTCGTTGACGATGATCAGAACCGCACTTGCTCTACTGGTCTGCACTTCTGTTCGAAGGATTATCTGAATCACTTCGGCGGTGAGCGTATCGTCATTCTCAAGATCAATCCGCGTGATGTTGTCAGCATCCCGAACGACTACAATGACTCTAAGGGTCGTTGCGCTCGTTACGAAATCGTTGACGAGATTGACAAGGATAAGGCTGACGAGGCGTTCGCTAAGAGCGTTCAGGAAGCTGCTGATGCAGAAGCAAGCACTCTCACCCCCGAGAAGCTTGTTGAGGCTCTTAATCAGCTTATTGCTTCGCAGAAGTAATCAATAAAAAACTGTGCCCGGAGCAACTTTTTGGTTGACTTCGGGCACCTTTTTGTCTATAGTGAATATATAGCAAGGAGATAGCAAATGGCTCGTTACACTCGTCCCGTCTACAACACTGCTGATGTTTTCGCTGCTGCTTGTGCAGCCCAGCGTATCAACGGTGAATATCTCAAGACCGATGATGTTACCTATCATGACGATGGGCACGAATATAGCCATACCGTCAATCGTGTCGCTAATAAGACTCTTACTCACCAGTTTTTGAAGGGTGATTTTGATATTAGTGACGAAGACCGTGAAATGGCTGAGAAGGTCATGCAGTATTGCCGCGGTCTTACATTCAAATTGCTGACTGATAAGCGTTTGAGCGACTTTGAACAGACCATGCTCACTATCGTTGAAAAGCCTACCACCGACAGCAACTATGATATTGCTGTTACTGCCTCTCTTCCTGCTAGCTACGAACGTTCTATTGCTCGTGCAGCACAGAACATTCGCCTTCGTGAGAATGCTGGTTGCATTGAAGCGCCTGTTGGCTCTAAGATTGAACTTGACATTGAGGTTGTTCGCTGCAATTGGAGCAATGAATGGGGCGTTTTCTATGTTACTGCTATCGCTGATGCCGGTGTAGTGTTCTTTGCACAGCAGAATAAGATTGAAGTTGACTCCAAGATTCGTATCAAGGGTAAGGTCAAGCGTCACAAGGAAGATCGTACCCAGCTTAGTCATGTAAAGTTTCTATGATTGAACAACTCAAGAAACGCTGGAAAGGGTACAAAGAAAAGCGATTCTTAGAAACGCACGGTTGCAAGACCTGGCGTGAGTATGAGCGTAGATACGATAAGGATATTGGGCCTATGGCAAGATGGGCCCACACCTTTTACCACGGATACCCTTACATATTTCCCCTAGATCCTCAAGGGCTTCGTGATTACGGAATGCTCGGAGTTATGCCATATCATGATTTAGTAGACCAAATGATGGAATGGTGCGAACAAAATTGTCAAGGTAAGTGGCGCAATGATTGGCACCGTGGATTTTGGGATGGCCATGGCAACTACGAATTAAATGGTATCGGCGGCGGCGATATTATGTTCTTTGCATTCAAAGAAGAAGCCGACTATGTTTGGTTTACATTGGTGTGGTCATGACATATACGTTATGCATAAACGATAAAAATAATCAAACCCAAGTTTGGTGGATAAACTTCTTACTTAGTTTGCCTAATGATATTAAAGATATTCCCAAAGAACTTAAAGCCTGGGGTGCAACAATTCCATACGATAGAAATGGTTATAGCGATACTATCGTGTTTGACAGAGAAGAAGATTTAGCATGGTTTCTGTTGAAATGGGGATAAGAAAATATAAACTTGTCAGACGCGGACCAAAGTATTGTGTTCGTGTCAAAGGTATTATTAATACAACTAAAGCCTACCATTGGTGCCGCGAAAGGAACATGAGTTATCATATCAAGCAGCATTGGAACACTAGATGGGACCAAATGTACTTATATGAAGTTCGGGACTGGGATTATAGCTTCATCTTTGACAAAGAGTATGAAGCCACTGCCTTTATGATAGGCTTCCTGTAGGATTGACAAGCACTTTTAATCGTGCTATAGTGATAAACTAAATTGAACAAAGGATACTTTATGTCGGCCTCGTGGATTAAGAAACTGAATGAGGATAACGGTCGTCTCCATAAAGAAGACGTTCTCAAGCAAGCACTTGAAGCTGCTATCTTGGGTAGCGAAAACGCCATTACTTTTCTAGGCGGCGTCAAGGCATGTTATAACCCATATGAAACGTTTGGTGTAAAGCAGATTCCTGATTCGTTGGGAATTACCGATGCTGAAAATCCTTGGGACGAATTCTTTGATCTATTGCAGTCATTGAGTGACCGCCGTATTACGGGCCATGCTGCTCGTGACGCTATTCAAGAAATGTCCGAACGTTTTGATAGTGAAGAATGGAACTTGTTCCTTGCTCCTATCCTTCGTCGTGATATGCGCTGTGGCGTAAGCACTACTACATTTAACAAGATTGTCAAGAAAACTCATTACGAGATTCCCGTGTTCAGTTGTCAGCTTGCTACGAATAGCGAGGGGCGTCCTGAAATGAAGGGCATCAAGCGTCTTGAGCCTAAGCTTGACGGTGTCCGCGTTCTTATGGCTGTTGGCTTCCCCGACTATGGTGGTATCAATATTGTTTGCTACAGTCGCAATGGTAAGATTTTTGAAAACTTTCAGCACATTGAAGAACAGATTGAAAACTATGCTGACCATCTGCTAAAGGCAACTGGTGTTAAGTCAGGTGGCTTGTCAGGTGGCTTTGTCCTTGATGGTGAAGTAGTTGGCAATAGCTTTCAGGAACTGATGCGTCAGGCTCGTCGTAAGGAAGACGTACAGAATGACGATAGCGTGTTTCATATCTTTGACGTTATTCCCATTGAAGATTTCCTTCGCGGACATTGGAATGCACAGTTGAGCAAGCGTCTTGCTATCCTCGAGAAGATGCAGCCTACTATTGACAAGATGGCTAACGTAGAGTTGCTTCCGCATATTCAAGTTGATCTTGACACGGAAGAAGGTCAGAAGGCGCTCCACAAGTACGCACAGGACATGGTAGCGGCTGGTTATGAGGGCATTATGATCAAGGACCTTGATGCTCCTTATGAATGCGCCCGTAGCAAGTTTTGGCTAAAGTGGAAGCCCACTATCACTGTTGACTTGCAGGTTATCGGCATTGAAGAAGGCACTGGTCGCAATAAGGGTCGGCTTGGTGCCCTTGTCTGTGCAGGAAACGATCACGGTAAGGATATTGTTGTGAACGCAGGTAGCGGATTTAGTGACAGTGATCGTATTCAGTTTTGGGAAGACCGTAACTTTGTGTTTGGTCGCACCGTTGAGATTATGGCTGATGCTATTACACAGAACCAAGACGGAACCTACAGCCTGCGGTTCCCTCGCTTTGTTCGCTTTAGAGACGATAAGTGATGGAAACTATTTGGAAAAAGAAGTTTGTTTGGTTACCTGAATATGTTGAAGATGGTGATCCTACTAAGTTAGGTTGGCGATGGTTGACATTTGGCTGGTATCGTTGGTTTAAAGGCCATTACAGTGATTACTGGCGCCCCGCAACACATAACTGGGATGATAAGTGATGAACATAAAACTTAAAGCATTTTTAATCACATTCGCTGTTTTGTTTGGATTATTCGGTAGTGTATATACCTTGTTTTTCTATCCTGAGTTAATTCTATTAGTAGGATTAGCAGCAGCATTTTACGGATTATATAACATAGTTTTAGATAGCCTACAAGGAAAGGAAGTAAGAGGTCCACGATGACCGTTTTTAAAATCATTTACGAAGAACCGCCGCAGCGTTGCGAACATTGCGGTATCATTGACGAGTGCCGTCCGTATGGATTGAACCATGAAGAAATCTGCCATGACTGTGCTGTAAAGGATCCTGCACTGACAGAGATTCGCATGAAGGAATTTTATGTAGGGGATGAAAATGTCTGGTTTTGAAGACGAGACTGAATATGATCCAGTGAAGGATACCCAAGATTGGATAGAAAAGCTATTAGGTAAGTCTTATACGTTTGAAGATGGTGACACGATTGAAGTTGTCCAAATAAAACGTAGGGATACGGGTCCGTGGGTCACCTATCATATCACTCAGGGACCCGGTATTCCGCGTAAGATGGTGATGCAAGCAGAGGAATTTGATCAAACATATGGACACTTATTTGGGTTGAGAGTCATAGAAGACTAAATACTACATGCTTTTAAGAAAAATATTTAGTTTTCCGACACTAACCCTGCTTGTAGCACTTACTCTTAGTGCAATTGCTGCTTGGTATTCTGTATTAGGATTGACTGCAATTTTTGCGGCTGCTGTCATTCCAATCATTATCATGGGTGGCTCACTTGAGATAGCTAAAGTCGTAACTACAGTTTGGCTACACAAATACTGGGATAGAGCAGGATGGAAGCTTAAGCTATATTTGATTCCTGCTGTCGTGGCACTTGCGTTCCTAACATCTATGGGCATCTTCGGATTCTTATCTAAAGCGCACAGTGATCAAACACTGGTGAGCGGTGACGTTGGTGCTAAGGTAGAACTAGTTGACGAACAAATTAAGATTGCCCGCGAAAACATAGCCATGAACCAAAAGGCTCTTGAGCAGATGAATAGTCAGGTTGATCAGTTGCTAGGTCGTACTACCGACGATAGGGGTGCAAATCGTGCTGTTCAAGTCCGTAGACAACAAGCAGCAGAAAGAAATAGATTAAACAACGAGATTGAAGCCGAACAAGCTAAAATCGCAAGACTTAACGAAGAAGTTGCTCCTATTCGTGCAGAGATTCGCAAGATTGAAGCAGAAGTCGGTCCTATCAAATACATCGCAGCCATGATCTACGGCGATAATCCAGACGCCAATCTATTAGAACGTGCAGTGCGTTGGATGATCATTCTTATCGTTTTAGTTTTTGATCCTCTAGCACTAGTCCTAGTACTTGCTGCACAGTCTAGTTATAGATGGTTAGACGATGATTTGCGTAATCGTAAAAAAGACGAAGAGGAAGAAGCAGAGGAAAAGTTTAAGGAAGCATTCTTAAACACAAAACTTGATGAAGATTCTAACAAGCTTCTAGACGAAGCCTTAGATAATGTACTGCATGAAACTGCATATGATGTTCCAAAGGAGGACAAACATGTTTCAGAAACTATTCAACCAAATACTATTCCATCAGATGATGTGGTACGAGAGGATGTACCTGAAACATCTGTTCCCGATGCAGTTGCGTCAGGGGACAGCATGGAACAAAGTGAAGCAGGAGAAAGCAGCAGCGGAGAAGAACTCGCCAAACCAGTAAAGTCTGCCGAAATAAAAACAGAAGGTGTAACACTACAGGAGTCAGACGGAGGCTATGTAAAGTTTGAAGGTAGGTCTATCAGCAAGGATGCTCTTAAGGGGATGCACCCTGAGTTATTCTTACAAGTTGACGGTGGCAATCAAACTTCTACTAACTTTGGAACTGAATTCCCGCGCTTCGCTAAGAAAGGTGATACGTTCGTTAGGGTAGACACGTTACCAAACCGAGTATTCAAGTTTAGCGGTTCATCTTGGATTGAAGTTAATAAAGACGTAACATCATCTTATCTATATGATGATGAGTATATCAAGTATTTGGTATCCAAGATTGAAACTGGTGAATACGATGTAGATTTGCTTTCAGATAATGAAAAGATGCAAATTGAAGAATACCTAGACAAGATTTCTAAACCCTAATTTTAAGCTAACTAAGTACTGATATGTCTGATAAAAAGTTACATCACTGTTCATTCTGCGGAAACCACAAAGACGAAGTTACTAAACTGATCGTAGGTGAAGATGTTGCGATATGCAGCAATTGCATTAACTTGTGCAACCAACTCATTGATGAAGAAGCTACTAATAAACCCAATGAAAAGGCTGAAAGCAAAGATTTTGATGCCTACGCTATCAAAGAACACCTAGATAAATTAGTCATAGGTCAGGACAAAGCCAAAGAAGTATTAAGCGTTGCTATTAGCAATCATTATAAAAGAATCAATAATCCCAGTCCCGATCTAGAAATACAAAAGGGCAACGTATTACTGATTGGACCAACTGGCTCTGGTAAAACGTTGCTTGCTAAATCAGTTGCCAAATATCTTAACGTCCCATTCGTAGTAGCTGACGCCACTAGTCTTACCGAAGCAGGCTATGTAGGTGAAGATGTTGAATCAATGATTTCTATGCTGTTATCAATGGCAGATGGTGACGTAAGTAAGGCAGAAAGAGGAATCGTCTTCATTGATGAAATTGATAAGATTTCTAGGAAGAGCGAGTCTACTAGTATAACCCGTGACGTTAGCGGTGAGGGTGTGCAACAAGCACTATTGAAGCTTGTAGAGGGTACGAAGTGCAGAATAAGCACAGGCGCAAAGAGAAAGCATCCTCAAGGAGACACAATTGAAGTAGACACTAAGAACATATTGTTCATTGCAGGCGGTGCCTTTGTTGGTTTAGATAAGATTGTCAATAACAGAGTAAATCAAACTGCGATTGGGTTTGGTGCTACTATCAAGTCAAAGAACGATAGTGAATCGTTAGATGGATTGACACCAGAAGATTTGACTAGATTTGGCATGATTCCTGAGTTCATTGGTCGCTTCACTACAACAGTTACACTTGAAGAACTTACCTTGGATCAACTTGTATCTGTCCTAAAAAATGTAAAGAATAGCTTCATTGATCAGTATAAGCATCTATTTTCAATTGATGATATTGAACTAGAATTCACTGATGAGGCATTGAAGACTATTGCACAGAACTGTATTGATTTGAAGACTGGCGCAAGAGGGCTGCATACTGAAATAGAACGTGTTCTCATGCCCCACATGTTCCATATTAGAAAATACAAGAACAACAAGATCAGTAATATCACGATTGATGAAACACTGGTTAAGAACCCTAAAACACTAGTTTAACCAAAATACTAGATTTTTTTGCGAAATAATAGTAGTATAAATAATGTTGTAGATGCTATTAGAGGTCTACAACATAGTCTTGCTTAATAAAGGAGATAAAAACATGACTAGAGAATTAACCCTTCGTTCCCTTGATATCCCATCAATTCACAAGTTTGCTGTAGGATTTGATAACATTTTTGATGAAATCTTACGCATTAATGCACAGCAATCAAACACAAACTATCCCCCATACAATATCGTAAAGCATGATGAGGATCATTTTGCTATTGATATTGCTGTTGCCGGGTTCCGTGAGGGTGATATCAATATCACGGTTGAGAAGAATGTTCTTACCATTAAGGGTGAACAGGTTCAAGACCTGGATGAACTAGAGAAGGAAGTAGAGTATTTGCATCGCGGTATTTCAGCCCGCAACTTTACTCGTACTTTCACTCTTGCCGATCACGTAGAGGTGCTCGGTGCTAAGGCTGAAAATGGAATTCTCAGAATTGAACTTGAACGTCAAGTTCCTGAGGAACAAAAGCCCAAAACAATTGCAATCGCTTACAATAAATAATATAGTGATAAAGTGTGCTTGCGGGTAATAGTGCCCGCAAGCACAATCTGAAGGATACTTAAAATGGCTAATACCGAAATCAATACCAAAATCAAGCCAAACGTAGCATTGAAGGAGCCCCCTCTGTTTAAGATCATCTATTTGAACGATGATCGTACTTCAATGGAATTTGTTGTTTCCAGCTTGATTGAGTATTTTAATTATAACCCCGACACTGCTACGCAGATCACACTTGACATTCACGAAAAGGGTAGTGCGGTTGTAGCGATCCTTCCATACGAGATTGCTGAACAAAAGGGTATTGAAGTTACTCTTGACGCTAGAGCGCAAGGATATCCCTTGCAAGTTAAGGTAGAAGCTGAATCAAATTAATACAGTAAGTCTTTTTGCCCAGTAGGGACCATAGCGATGGTATGGATTGCTTAGGTAGTTGATTTCATCTATTGTAGTGTCTACTGGCTTATTGTATGTGCCAAATACCCAGTGAGATACTTTCTTTTCAGTGTCAGCAGTAAGAATATTATATAGTGGCATTTGATCTACAGTGTTGTCAGGCTTTTCACCAAAGTATAGATCCTCGTTAGGGACTGCGCTAGTGACTACAACGATCTTTTTTACATCTAAATGTTTCTGTAATTTTCCTAAACATTTGAATAAGTAACTAAAATCTTCATACTTTGCAGCAGTCATTGCAGTGTTTCTAAAATCTAGCGTGGTTTCTATATTGCCCCAACCGTTAGAACCTAGTATTGCTATGCCATCAACAACTATAACATTCTGATATAGCATTACTAGGTTCGGTATGCCTTGAGCAATTGAACTCAATTCTTCGGTTCTTTTAGCAAAATTATCAGAAGTTTCATATTCTAGTCTGCCGGGAACAAAAAACACACCTTGGTACTTAGTAGACAAGTGTAGTAGTACCTGAATAACTGTTCTTAGATTGGAACTGATGTTCCCGGCGACTATGCAGTAAAGACTAGTTGCTTTGTTTTCCCAATTGAAACTATCATTTGGGTCAAGATTTAAATCGCTTATTATATCAAAGCCGATTTCTTGCATAAGTGTTACTTAACAATCTTCATAGTTGGCTTTTTCTTAGCAGCAGGCTTCTTTGGCTTTTCAGCGGTTTCTGCCTTCTTTACCGTTTTCTTGGGAGCGGCCTTCTTAACTTCGGGCTTTGCTTCTGCTACGACAGCAGCAGCCTCAACAGGTGCTACTTCAACTTCTGCTGATAAGGGCAGATCATATGTAGTAGGGGCAGCCTGCTTGGCTAGATAATATTGATATCCGAGATATCCAGCAACGAGAAGAACTGCTGCTACAATTAGAAATTCCATTTGTTTTCTCCTATAAGTTGGTTTTTCCATTTCTATTTATGAGTTTACCCATACCCATAGAATAAATACAATATGCGCGACATTCTAGATAAATTAGAGAAACTAAATGAAAGCACCGGTCTTGCCAATCGCAAGTCGGGCGATGTATTCCGTGATAGCCAGGGAAACGAAATCGTATTCAACAATATCAGATTTTTTCCTGAGCAGGGCGGAAGACTAGAACCAAACGAACTTGACATGATGATTACCCGAGTCAGTGACGAACTAGGCTCTGATATTCAATGGCTAAACAGTAGAAGTCCAAGATCGGGTGGGTTTGCGATATCTAGCTTCAACACTCCTGAGGGAGAACTGTTTTTCGGCAGATATCTTGAAAGTATCAAACCAGACTTTACGGGGAACTATATACCCAACCAAGTAGGCGATTATAGATTTGCAGGTAAAGCAGCAGCAAAGATTCAATCAGGTCTTACTCCACAAGACCTGTTGACTGATAGAATTGATCTAACTGTAGACGATATTCTTAAGCAGCTAGCAAGTAAGCTAGGAACTGATAACGCACTATACAAGGTAGCATATGGGCTAGCAAATGGCGAGCCACTGCCTATGACCTTTGACGCTCCTGCCAATGAAAGCTTCACTGGATTTAGAGATTACTTCTGCGAAATACTACAACCTATTGCGTTACAGCGTGGACAATACACCGGCAATGCAGGTGAAGCTGCTGAAATCTTCTTAGGTGGAACGTTTGAAGGTACATTGATTAGTTTTGATGATAGCAAGACTGCTGGGCTAAGCGATAGTATCATGACCAATAGTGAAGGCAAGAGTATCAAAGTCAGTACAAAGGGCGGCAAAGGCGCTACTGCAAGTACAAAGAACTTGATTGATAGTGTAAACGAGTTACAAGAAACAGACAATGGTCGTAAGCTTATTGCAAAATATGAAGACACCATTGAGATTATGCGAGAGATTCAAAAAAGAGGGCAAGCAGGCGCTCCCCTTTATCTTGGCGTAAAGTATGATATCATTGACGAAGATGATGCACGTACCATAATGAATATGAAAAATAATGCACCTATCAGCCTAGATCAGATTGATGACCTTGATCTTTCACCCGCATTAGTGAAATTAGCAAAGGGTAGAGGTACAGATAATCCAGAGAAAGTTAATCTATATTATCACTTGATTGCAGCCGTTGCACACAAAGCAGCAGATGAAGTCAATGATAAGAGTGATTTTAGCAAAGCAGCCGCCGACATTCTCAATAACGGCGCATTGGTCCAAGTTTATACTAAAGCTAAAGAAGGTAAAGGACAGTGGACGCTTAGCGAGTTTAGTACTGTATATCCAGGTGACAGCATTAAGGGCGTATATCTAAGTGCAGGTAAAACATACTATAGCACAGGTATCAAGGGCAACTATACATTCAAGATTGATAAGGGTCAGGGCAAACCAAAAGATGAACCTGAAACGGCTGGTCCTGGTAGAACTAAGCGTCCTCCTACTGAAAAAGAGTTTGTTGATAAAGCCAAAGACATTGCTTTAGGAAGAAATAGAGATACTATGTTTGATAAGACTCCTAATACTATGGGCGGTGTTGGACGCAAGAAAAGGTAACCATAACAGTTGTAATATCCTGCTAGTTGTTGTAGTATGACAATCTAGACAACATTATAAAGGATTATTACATTGGCACTAGTTCCTATCGTACTTGAACAGACTTCACGCGGTGAACGTTCATACGACATTTATTCCCGACTGCTTAAGGATCGTGTTATTTTGCTTGAGGGCGAAGTACACGATCAGATGGCTAATCTTATCGTAGCACAGTTGCTTTATCTTGAATCAGAAGATCCGAGTGCTGATATCTCTATGTATATCAATAGCCCCGGCGGAAGTGTCACTGCTGGTATGGCAATCTATGATACTATGCAGTTTATCAAGCCCGATGTTACTACTATCGTAATGGGTCAGGCTTGTTCAATGGGTTCGTTTCTCGCTCAAGCAGGTGCACCCGATAAGCGTCTTATGCTTCCTTATGCACGACACATGATTCACCAGCCCTCAGGCGGTGCAAGGGGTATGGCATCTGATATTGAAATCTCTTACAAGGAGATTATGCATATCAAGAAGACCTTGACTGAATTGTATGTCAAGCACAACAGCAAGGGCAAGACCTACGAAGAATTTGAACGTGATATGGATCGTGATACGTTTATGAGTGCCCAAGAAGCACTTGATTATGGACTCGTTGATCGTATCGTTACAAAAAGAGACTAAAATTATCGTTGCGTAATAAATACTATGTTAATAAGGGAGGATGTTATGAATTCATATCGTACAGTAACGAAGCAGGCTTCTCCCGGATCTAGTAAGAACCTAGATTACGTAGTAAACATTTATCACAATGGTAAGTTTAAATTTGCATATCGTTTTAGAGACTGGTCCGAAGAAGCTGTAGACAAAGAAGTAGGCTTTATAAAGGCTAGGTTTGCTGATAGCAATGGATTTACGGTAACTTGGTAAAGGCACCTTGCACTAAAATATGTAAACTGGATAACTCCCGCGTCTGTATAGGATGCGGGAGAACCATTGATGAGATTGCTACCTAGACTAACAAGAATGCTGATGAGCAACAATTTGTGCTATCAAGGATAATTTCAAAAACGCAAAAAACCCACTGTTAATATTAGGGTTTTTCCTTTTGGTGCTAAATAAATTTGTCGTTGAACAAAATTAACAGCGACACGGAGACAGACAGAGAAATGAAGTTAAAAACTATTATCACAGCCGCTGTGCTGTGCTTTTCCTATGGGACCGCACAGGCAGAAGAAGCTTATATTGCTGATGAAGCAGCAGAAATTGTAGTGACCGCTACAAAAAGAGAAACTAATCTACAAGATACCCCAATTTCAATTGCAGTAATGCAAAGCGAAGACCTAAAGAAGCGTCAAGTGCAAAGTTTACTTGATCTATCTGATGGTGCTATCCCAAGCTTACGAGTAGCAACCTTTGAATCCAGACAGTCCGCACTCACAGTTGGTATGCGCGGTATTGTTCCGGGTGACGCAAATCAGCCCGCTCGTGAACAGGGTGTGGGTGTTTACATTGACGGCGTGTATCTAGGTCGTCAGCATGGTCTTAATGCTGGGTTCTTAGATATTGAACGTATTGAAGTGTTACGTGGCCCTCAGGGAACACTGTTCGGTCGTAATACCGAAGGCGGCGCAGTCAATATTATCAGTAAGGCCCCAACAGGAGAATGGGGAGGTTCAGCAACAACTGGATTTGGCAACTATGGTTCTTATAACAGTAACTTGCGTTTGAACTTACCTAAGTTTGCAGGCTTTTCAATTAAATTAGACGGTGCAATTCAGCATCAAAATGCAACAACCAAAAACCCATTAGAAGGTCAATATGGTTGGAACTACTTTCATCGCTATGGTGGTCGTGCTGCTATTCGTTGGGAGCCAACTACTAACTTGACAGCGGATATTGCAGTAGACCTTGGCAGAGATAACAACACCCCGTTTCTAAGCCAACTAATCAACTACAACCCATACAATCGTCCAGTAGCAACACTTGCACAGATTGCTGCCGCTGGTAACAGAATCCCAAGTGGATTCATTGCTCCGCTACCTTCATTGGTACAGGTTCAACCTGAGAGAGCAGATGTTGCTGCGATCGGTGTTCCGCAAGAGCCTAGCGTAGGTAAGACATTCGGGGTAATGTCTACTGTTAAGTATGCAGTTTCCAGCGATGCTGAATTACGTTCAATCACCGCTTGGCGTACTGTAAGTGATCGTCAATTTGATAACTCAGGTGGTGCTAACCGTATTCCTGTATTCTTGCCAAACGCTACATTTAGCAGATATTCAATTGCTAGATTAGACCAACGTCAATTTAGTCAGGAGCTACAGTTAGTAGGAACTGCTGGCAACCTTGATTATGTTTTGGGTGCTTACTACTTCAACGAAAGCGCAAGCGACGAAGCGAAGACTCCAAATACAAATAGATGGAATGCAACAGGCACTGGATACACTATCGTAGATCCTGCAACATATCCACTAGCGATTGTTGCTCGTGCATCAACTGCTTATGCTAAGAGTTACGCACTCTATGGTCAAGGAACATACAATCTAAATGACTTGCACTTGACCTTAGGTGGCCGTTTCACGCAAGACAAGAAAGATGGTATACTATTCAAGGTGAACGGTGTATCAACTAACTTTACGTTTGTACAAAATAACAAGCGTTTTGATCCAATCGTAACACTTGCGTATGACCTTAGCAGAGATATTAATGTATATGCAAAGTATACAACAGGATATCGTGCAGGTGGTGCCAGTTCACGCTCACTTAACTATCGTTCTTTTGGTCCAGAAGAAGTAAAGAGTTATGAAATTGGTTCTAAGCTAGAACTATTCAATCGTGCGGTTCGTTTTAACACTGCACTTTATCACATGGATAGAACAAACAGCCAAGTTGACTTTAACTTCTTTATTCCGCAACCAAACGGAACGGTTAGAAACACACTTGAAACTGTTAATGCTGAAGGTACAACAAAGATCAGAGGTATCGAAGCTGACTTAACTGTACAACCACTTGAAGGTCTTTCATCTACTATATCATATGCATATACTGATGTAGATATGCCACTGGCTCGTAACACAGTGCAGGAACAACTTAATGCATCATTGACACCGGCTATCACTACTCCGGTATTTCAAGAGGTGTTCGTTGTTTATACACCAAAACACGCATTGACTGCATCAATTGATTATCAAACATTTGTTGGAAACTCTGACACTGTTGCAAGATTTCATATTGATGCTAACTATGCTTCTCCTTCATACGCATTTGATAATGAGAATGTAAGAGGTGATGCGAGTTTCATTATTAATGGTCGTATAACATTAGACGATATTAAGATTGCGAAGCAAAAGTTATCAGTTGCATTGTGGACTCGTAATCTTCTAAACAAGTCATTTATCTTTAGACGCTCTAATGCTAACGGATTGGTGCTCGGAGATTATGCTAACTTCAATCCTCCTCGTACATTCGGCATTGAAGCCACAGTTAAATTCTAATAAAAACGGTTGACTCTACACTCATTTGGGTGTAGAGTCAATCTATGAAAACGGTACTTGAACATCTAAAAGATCGTCATGTTGACCTTGAACTTCATCGCCCCGCGATAGACGAAGTTGAGAGGACAGCGACCTTTTACCTGTACAATCAGAGTGGTTGTATCATCGGGTACCAGCAGTATCGTCCTGATGCTGACAAGACTAAGAACAATCATCCCAAAGAGGCTCGCTATTTCACATATCGTAAGCAGCCTACCCTCGCTGTATGGGGATTAGAATCGCTTCATTTGACCCCTCACGTTGTCTTTCTGACAGAGGGTATCTTTGACGCTGCCCGTCTGACAGAGCGTGGATACAGCGCCCTAGCAGCATTGACGAACAACCCTACTAAGGACTTGCGTAACTGGTTGTCTATGCTGAACCGCAAAGTTGTAGCAGTGTGCGATAACGATAGTGCTGGTCGTAGGCTTGCTAAGTTTGGTGATGTTGCAGTGTTCACCGAAGACAAAGACTTGGGTGAAGCTGATGACGAGTTTGTAACGAGATTGTTGAATGAGCATGGATAACGAGGATTTCTATAACAAGTGCGCTGAACTGTTGGGTGTTGAACACGAATACCTGCCGTTCACCCACTATAAGCGCACTCGTTGGAACAACCGTACTCCTGGATCAGGACGATTCTCGGGATGCGGTATCATACGCAAGTTTGGTAGTCAGATACATGTAGCACTGACTAACCCTATCAGCCATCATGGTATCTACAACTCTGAGGAAGAGGTCCTAACTTTTTTGCGTAGTTTGGATATTTCTGGTTGACATTGGTTACCCATTTTGTTATAAAGAGTGTATAGCAAGGAGAGATATTATGCGTTGCACTAAAGTTCTTTCGTTTGATGAGGTTCAGGCAATCTGCGAGGCTCTCCAAAACTCTCAAAACCCCGTGTTGAGCGACCTTGCCAAAGAGTTGCGTAACGAAGAAGATATTGCTATTGCTATCCTTGAAAAAGACGAACTGTAATTTTTCGGTTGACACTGGTTACCCAAAATGCTATAACAAATATATAGCAAGGAGACATTGATATGACTAAGTTTGAAACTCTCTCGCACTTCGTTCTGACCCAGGCTTCGAACGATGAACTGAACACCCTCAACGAATATATCAAGATGCGCCGTCAGCAGCTTACTAAGGCTGTTGTTCGTAGCGTTGTGAAGGGTGATAAGGTCACGTTTACTAGTCGCAATCGTGTCTACAACGGTACTGTGATGGACGTTAAGATTAAGAACCTCGTTGTTGAAACGCAGTATGGTCGCTATCGTGTCCCTGCTAGCATGGTTAAGGTCGTTTAGGAGGCGTAAGATGAAGCTTGAAACTATCTTTCGTGTCCGCATTGTATACAAGAACGGATATACTCACGATTTTGAATGCACCGACTTTGAAATTTCAAACAGTCAGGTTACTTGGAAGAGCGCAAACGAGCGTAATCGCCCTATCAAGATCGGTCTTGATGATATCGCTGCTGTTTGGCAGGTAGGATATCGTAAGCGCATTAAGTTTTTCGGTAAGTAAGGAGAAGTAGAATGGATAAGTTTCTTGAGTTTGTTGTAGATAAGGTTTTCAGTGGATTTACGTTGGCGCTGATTTTGGCTGGAGTTTTCCTCTATACGATAGTCAATATTTCCGAGTCACATGAAGCTGCTCGTCAGGCTGACCGAGAAAACACACAAAAGATCACCGAAGCCTGCTATGCTCAGGGGATGGTTCTCGTTCGCACTGATGCTGGTCAGCGTTGTGTTCTCCCACAGTCTCTCGTAAAGGTGAAGTAAAATGACTTTTTGGTTGGTAGTATATCTGTTTACACAGGAAGGCGAGTTTGTTGCTAAGGATATCTATGAGACTGCCGGTAAAGAGCAGTGCGTAGAGTTTGCAGGGCAGGTCACTAAGACCATCGTCAACAGCAAATTGCAGGCGCAGTTTCATTGCCTTAGCGATGAAGAATATCGTATCGAACGGAGGCTCGACCAGTGAAGTTTTGGCTCATTATCTTTTTCCTCACTCCACAGGGTGAGTTTATTAGCAAGAAAGAAATTGCTTATAAGGATGAAGCATCCTGCTATTTAGCAATGGATAAGGTAAAGGTCAAGCGGATCACACAAATGGTCTGCGTGAGCGATGATCACTACAGGGGTCGTAAGCAGGATCCCGGTGTTCCCTACGATTAAGGAGAAGTAAAATGGGTCTTGATATGTATCTTCACGCCAAGCGTTATCTTTGGGGTTGGCAGGATGAAAGCGAAGATAAGACTATCGCTAACGAAGTCCAAAAGCTTGCTAAGATTCCCGAAGATTTTGAAGTTAAGGAAATCGTAATCAAAGCTGGTTATTGGCGTAAGGCTAACCAAATTCATCGTTGGTTCGTAGAACAGGTTCAAGAAGGTAAGGATGATTGCGGATACTACTATGTTAGTAGGCAGCACCTAGTTGATCTTAGAGACTTGTGCAAGCGAGTAATTGAGAACAAGGACCTTGCAGCAATTCACTTGCCAACTGAAAGTGGTTTCTTTTTTGGTAGTACAGAATATGATGATTGGTATTATCAGGATCTTACCGAAACGATTGAGATTATTGACAAGGCATTGACGCTTGACCAGTCGCAATGGGACTTTGAGTACCACTCAAGCTGGTAAAAAATCATACCCGAGGTCATTTTTTGGTTGACTTCGGGTACCTTTTTGTCTATAGTGAATTATAAGCTGAAAAGACGGAGATACAAAATGTCGTATGTAATCTACAACAACGAAACTTCTAAGATTCTCGGTGGACACAACAAGTCGTATAAGACTCTTGCTGCTGCTAAGTCTGCTATCTCTCGTCTTCGCAAGACTGTTCCTGTCACTGATCTTAACACTGATCGTGATCCGCTCTTTGTCTATGCGATTGCTGAAATCAATTACTTCTATGAGAACATTGATCAGACTGTTGAGCGTGTCAACCTCATGAGTGGTAAGACTTTCCGCGAGAGCGTGAACACTCCCTCGTATTGCTCGCCTTCTTCGGAAAGCTATTGGAGCATGTAAGATGATCCAGTATATTGATAATTCTGCTGCTCGTCCTTGTAACAGCAGCTTTTATCGGTATCGCAACTTTGATTTCAACTGGTACAAAACCACTATTTTAGTTAAGTTTGGATTCAGTAAGTCATTCTATGCCGACCCAGCCGAGCCCCATAAGCCATGCTGGCATTACTCACTTAGCCTTATCTTTTTCAGAATCTGGTGGATAGTAAGGAATTAAATATTATGGAACTCGCCCGCGCAACTCATATCGTCAACAAGATGGCCAAAGAGCGTTATAATACGCTCGGTGACGTTCTTACTGAATTCCTCAAGTATCAGAAGAATGGTGAATGCACTCACTTTTGGCCTGACGAAAATACCGCTTGCATGATGCTTCTTGAACGTAGGGTATCAAAGTGATTATCAAACTTAAAGGCGTTACCAAACACGGTAAAAATCGTATTCACGAACACGGTAACGAATGGATCGTGCTTGAACCACGTGTCACACCTGCACCTAATATGCTATACATTCAGAGCGTAAAGACCGGCGATATACGTTGGCTAAATCATAACTTTGAGATTGTAACGTGATACACTATAAGGTTCCCGGCGGGGTGACGCAAAAAACTATTAATCGTAAGGAACGTAAAATGAATACTCTTGTTAAGATTGTTGGTCTGCTTGCGGCCGCTGCCGGGGTCATTGTATTTTTTGGACTGCTTCTTAGCCTTCCGGTAATGTTGCTTTGGAACGCTGCACTTGTTCCTGCTATCCCCGGACTCGTTGAGATTGGCTGGTTGCAGGCTTGGGGTATTATGATGTTGTGTGGTTTCTTGTTTAAGCCTATCACTGCCTCAAAGAACGACTAAGGTAAAATACCGGTTGACATTGTTTGCCCATTTTGCTATAACAAATATATAGCAAGGAGACAGTGACTATGACTATCGCTCAAACGATTCTTTCGCAAATCAAGACGATTGACCCGATGGCAACTTTTGCCTGGGGCGCTAAGGAACTCGTCAATATGGGCGATGGTCTTAAGTTTAAGACTTCTGGTATGGTCAAGTGGAAGGGCTATGTGTATATCAAGTACAATGAAGGCACTGACCTCTATGACATTGAATTCTTCCGTATTCGCGGTGCTAATATCAAGACCGATAAGGGCATGACTGATATTTTCGCAGAAGACCTTGTTAACGTTATTGACAGTGTGGTGGGTTAAGATGCCTAAGATTAAAGCATATAAGGGTAACGAACGGTCCGTTCTTATTCCAGTGGATGATGCTAAGATTGTCACTGCATTCAAGTGTCCTTGGACCGAGCAGGTGTATGCGACTAAGAAAGCATATGTAAAGCATCTTCGTGAACTTCGGGAAGACCGCATTCATCGCGCCATCCGCGCCCGCATTCAGAACAAGATTTTTGAAGAACTGATTAATCAGGATAGTTTTGAAAAGGTAATTGAGTGGATTGAAACTCATCCTGAGTTTTTCTTTGATCGTGTCATTCACAACGGCCGTGTTGGCTGGCGTGATCGGCGTGAGCATCTTCGTGACAAGTTTTGGATCAAGATCACTTATCTTGATGTTCACTGGAGCGATAACGTGAGCAACAGTCATAGTCGTCCCCGAAATGGAGTTTCTAATTGGGGCCGAGATAATGATAAGCCGACTGGATACCCTGGTTGGGGAGGTCGTATTGAATTCCAGCTTAGTCACGATCTTGGATTCGGCAGTGATGTTTTCCGTAATGTTGGTATTCATACCGGCACTGGCGGAGGCATTAGCGACAATCGCTATGGCTATGATGTTAAGTTTTTCACAAGTGATTGGCCTGGTCTTGAAAAGAATCAACTCTTTGATATCATCAAGGGCGTTAGGCCCGCAGGATATCGTTACGGCGAACCTCGCTATTTTAGATAATTGAAGGGAGTTATGTATGCGTATTTGGTTTAAGCGTAATAAAAATTCAAAGGATATTCCAGCTACTGTGCTTTTGAAAGAAGTAGATGATCCTGTAATCTTGCATGAGCATGACTTAGCAAAGTGGAATTATCTTGGGTATACACGCTGTTGTTATATTGATGAAAATGGCAACATTCAAAGCGAATATCCTATTTTTCTCTTTGTCAGTAAGGATGACGAAAAGCGACGGTCTTACTATATTGACAGCGAATATGTTGAAAAGAATCACCAGTACGTCAATAAAAGTGTAAAACCGTGGGCTGTTGGCGAAGGCGAGATTTATCATCTTATTAAGGGCGAAGGTAACTATCCTAGCGATTATCTTAAAGAGTATATGCTTGACCGCTTTAGTGCTGAATGGGACGCAGAAACTAATTGGTGGGGTACCAGCGATAAGGCTAAGTACAATTCTGCTCAAACCAAACAAAAGCGTGAGCGAAAGCCTAAGGAAGTCAAAACCGAAACTAATCCTGAAAGTAACGTAGTAACTGTAGAATTTGGAAAGCAAGCATAATGTTTACTCTTATCGTACTAGCTACTATGACTAATCTTGGTTCATATCCTACTCAGGCTCGCTGTGAGGCGGCTATACGGGGTATCTATGAGCAACGGATTGATCCATATGATATGATGGATCGGGCCACACTCAAGCGAGTCGTAGACCTAAAAATGAGGTATTCTGCTCCTAGGGAGTACCGCTGCCAAAAGGTTTAAACTAAATATGTCTGTACCCGATAACAAAAAGGATAAGTGGTATGGACATATTAGGAAAACTCAATGGTATGCTTGCCGAAGGGGACGGTAAGCTTAGCAACAAGCGTGTAATTACCCTATTAAGTACAATTATGCTAGTTGTAGCATTCGTAGCCAATCTGTTCTTTGGTTACAAAATTGATGATAATATTTTAAACGCCATCATGTTTGTAATCATTGGTGGTATGGGCATCACTGGCATGGAAAAGTTTGCCCCAAAAATTACTGATCAAATCAAAAAATAACGGTTGACATTACCTCGTTTTGGGCATATAGTGAATCTATAGTCTGAAACGAGGTTTGTTATGTTCAACGTAGGCGACACTGTTACGATCAAAGTTCGTAACGCTCTCTATGACATTCGTGACCGTTATGCTAATGGTTATGTTGGTCCCGAATTCAACGAATATACTGGCACCATTGTGCGTGAAAAGTGGTTTGATGCTGACGAAATCGGCATCACCAGCGATGTGCCTGGCCTTAAGTTTCGTCGTATTCACCGTAGTCGTATTGTTGAAGTCAGTGGTGCTAAGATTGATTACACTACGGTCAAGAGCAACCGTGAAGTTATCACTGTTCAGGGTAGTAAGGGTAACACTTACACTGTTATCAAGGAAAATGGTAAGGCTACTTGCACTTGCGTAGGCTATTCGTTCCGCAAGACTTGTAAGCATGTTCAAGAGGTTCTTGCATAATGCGTGTTCGTGCTGTTATTGAGTTTGACCTCACATTTAACGATGATATTCCAAACATTGAGGAGTTAACTGCATACCATAACGCTAACCTAAGCGAGAGTATTGCTTTGGAAATCAAAAATCTTCTAGAGGATGAGCATCGCGGTTTAGCAGAATATGATAGTGCTGTTGTGTCTGTTCAGGAAGTTCTAGCATGATCATTGATATTACAGAATCTTCATTCATGAAAGTATCTGTTGACGAGGGTAATGCTTGGATGGTCAAACATGTCGGTGAGCTGATACAGGATGATCCTGACCATTCGGTTGGTGAAGGCTGGGCCATCATATTTGAAAAAGACACCGGCTCTTGGGTAATGAAAATTGATGATGCTAAGGCGGCATTCTTTCTATTGAGGTGGTCATGAAACTCTCGTACAATCTTAAGACTTGGTACTGGGGCATCGAAAGCGGGGAAGAACAGCCTCCTATTTGGTGGAAAAACTTCATGAAAACTATAGATGATCATAAGGACTATGCGATAAAGCTAAAACCTTATGCTACCTTTAGACCTAAGGGTATGACAAATAAGTGCCGTGTTGTGTTCAACAGTCCCGAAGACCTTACATTTTTTATCTTGAGGTGGTCATGACTAGCGATCCTAAGAAGAACGATATAAAGATTGACCCGGTGATGTTGCCTGTTATCAAGAACATTATGTCTAATGTTGTTGTTAATGAAATTATCGGTGTCCAGCCAATGGTTAATGTAGCTGATATGATTAATCCCTTCACTAAGAAGTGGGAAAAGATTGGCATGGATGTGCCTACTGACAAGTGGGTATATAATGTTCGTTCGCAAGAAATTAGAGCATGGATTGAAGAACAACCCGCACATATGTGGAAGGTCTACGATATTGATAAGTTCAATAAGGATACACCTATCTCTGCAATAACGGGAGAGAACTATATCTTTACAGAAGAAATGGAAGCTTGGTTTATGTTGAGGTGGTCATAATGGCATTTTATTTTGATGGGATGGGTCCAGCAGTGTTAAAATGGCATTGGAAAGAGCGTAGGGTTTGGTCACCTTTTCTTAGGTGCCAACGTACTCGCAAGTTTTTATTTCTTAAAAAAGCATATTATGGTCGCTTTTATGTTGACTGGGAGTTTGAGCGTGATCTATGGCTTTCGTCAGAGGAGTTTATGATCGCCGTGTTGAAGGGCGAGTTTGATGAGTAAAGTGACTGTAGTTAGAACCAATAAGCGGTTCACGATGTATAAGAAAGTTGCTAGGCGTAAGGGTCGGGGCAGCAAATTCCAGTGGAACGCAAAATCTCAATATGTTATTACCTACTCCGGTGAGAATTATCCTAACAAGCCGGCTAAAGTCTTTAAGTCACTTGAAGAAGCTGACAAAGAGTGGGTTTATCTGACGTTGAGGTACTGAACATGGACGCTGAAAAGGAAAACACTTTTAGAATGTTAAGAGAAGAGGAATTGCTCGTGACCTTTTGGGGCTGTAGGATTGGTTGGCATAAGTGGACCAAATATCGTGAACCCGAAAAGTATAAAGAATCATACTATGAGGTTGTTAGTCAGCAGCGTAGATGCGGTTCGTGTAATAAAGCTGACCGAAGAATCATAAGCAGAGTATGAAAGATTACACTCCCTATCGGAACACTTTCTTAGTACACAAGTGGACCCACATACCAGTGCGGGATGAATGGCTACATCCTAATCATGTGTTTGGACTAAGGAACCCATTATCTCAAGAAATGAAAGAATGGCTTGACAAAAACGTTAAAGCACACTATGCTTTTCTTGAAGATGAAGATAATTACGTGAACCATGTGTTGGCGTTTTCTCGTGAATATGATGCAACTTTTTTTCTATTGAGGTGGACATAATGCAAATCGCAATCGCAGATACTACAGGCAATGTTTCTATTTGGTGCAACGTCAATAGCATCAATGAAGATGGTTCCATTAACTTTTGGGTAATCAACGGTGCCTGGCCAGGTAGGTATCATAATAATCGGATTTTCATTGAGAAAGATACCGAGGCTAGTTTTCCCGGTATGCTAGTATGGGTTGGCAAAGCCAAATTCAGTAATTGGGACTATAACGAAGCTATCCACTGGATTCAAGATCAGATTGATGACCCTGACTATGTAATGACGCAGCCCGATCAATATGTTGAACCTGTTAGGGAATACAAAGATGAAGACGAATGGGATGATGTTCCTTTCTGAACCAAAAGAGAAGGTGATGTACTTAGCCCTGCAGGATTGTTATCCTCTGGTTACTCCATCTATGGAGTTTGTCAGCAATCTCTTTCATGCGTTTGATAGAGATTCTGATGATAACGCACTTGATACTTGGGCAACACGGCTAGAACGTTGGTTGCCACAGAACGTTGGACTATTGCGTGATCCAGTAGATGTTAACTGGGATAAATTTAGGGTAGTGGACGAGAAGCTATATAGTTTTGCGCTATTGAAATATTCATGACAGAAAACGAAGCAACACAGAAATGGTGTCCACACGCCAGAAAATATCACGGTAACGGTTCTTTCAATCGTACTGATAATGATGCTAAGCCTGGTGGCACTCATTGCATAGGGTCAAAGTGTATGGCTTGGCGCTGGGTAAAGGATCCGCTGATTGCATTCGTAGCCAACGGTCAACCAGTTCCTGACTATACAGGTGAACACGGTTATTGCGGGTTAGCAGGACCATTATAATGGCACCTTTACTTGACGATGATTTCGTTTGGAATCGTGCTGTGCATAGCAGACGAATATCGTTTCTTCCTAGAAAATGCTACATATCAGGCGAATCATTGTGGCTAAAGAAAGCATGGCGTTGTAGATTTTATGATTGGTCCGGAGAAGAAGATGAATGGTATTCTGAACAAACATATGTTTGGAAAAAATTACAATACGGTTGACAACGGTCCTATAATTTGATATAAGAGTATATTGCAAGGAGATATCTATGACGATGCATTTGCTCGGCCCACAGTTTTCTACTACTTCTACTCGTAAGCGTAAGAAGAAGCTTACCGATGGTCAATACACTAAGATGTGTATTGATTGGGTCGCCTATAACAAGCAGATGAAGAAGATGGGCTGCAAGACTAAGACTCTTGAGGAGTATATTGCATATCGTCAGGGCAAGTATAAGCCCCAGCTTAAGGGCGTTGTCAAGGACCCTATGCAAGCTGCTACCCTGCGCCGAGAATCTCCTAAATACGAATCCGGTGTTGGTATTGGTGTTGGGGGCGCACGTAAGGAAAATGTCTACACTGGTACATTGATTAAGGGCATCGCTACTATGCATAAGAGCAACGCTGTTCCTATCATTGATCAAAAGCAAGCAGAAGAAATTGCAAGAATGCGGCGCGGATAATGGGCTGTTTGTTTCTAATCATTGCATTGTTGCTGTTTCCCAGCTACCCGTGGTTAGTAGCACTGTGTTTGATTCTCGCCTATCTATGTTTTAAGGATGATTAATAATGCCCCTAAGTGATGAAGAAGTTATTACCACAGCAGATGGTAGATCGTTTACAGTAGCAGAACTAAAAAGTTCGCACAGCACTACACCTAAGGGTGATATAACTTGGTATATCAAGTGGATTGCAAGTATTATCACATTGTTTGCTGTAGACATGGTGGGTAGTTGGATCGGTGCCGTTGGTTGGTTTGTTGTGGGCTTCATGTGGAAGGACCGCGCACTTATTATTCTTAACGGAGTGATTGGTGTTATTCTATTCTCTGGTATAATAAAACTATTTTTTGGGTGACATATGATTTCTAATGAACACATGGACGCTATCGTTAGTGATGGCATTGCATTCATTCGTAGTATCACGACTGCATACGGTAGTGAGACCGGTATGGAGTTGTGGGACACTATTGCAAATACTCTTGACCCTGATGTTAAGGGCAAGATTTTCTTCGCCATGCTGACCGGCAGTCATGAGGATCGTGTTACGTTGACTGGTGCTGTTGCAGGTTCTAACAAGATTACTTGCATTAAGCTCATCCGTCAGTACACCGGGATGGGTCTTGTTGAAGCTAAGAACGCTTATGAATCAGCAGGTGACTATGGTCAGAAGGTTTCTCTCAAGGTTAATCCTAAAGAGCGCCGGAATATGATTGATGACCTGAGACAGAATGGGATGGTCGTGTCGTGATTGTTTACAAGATTAGGAATAAGAATAACAGTGAGCAGTTCCTATTAGGTACCCCTACATATAATTCTTGGGATAAGACTGGCAGAATGTTTCAGACTATCGGTAAGCTCCGCACCTTTCTTACCAACTCATTGAAGTCCCAGCGCACCTCAAAAAATATAGGTGATTGGGAAGTAGTAGAATACGAACTTGCTGAGCAATCCACTAAGAATGTCCATGAAATGTTTGACGCTAAAAAGATTATGGAGCTGTTAAGGAAATGACACCCGAACTAGACCAACATATTAGAGAAAAGTATCCTCTTATCTTTGCCGAACGCTGTGAAATGAGCGTCGGTGATGGGTGGTTTGATATCATTGACATGCTTTGTGCCAACATTCAAAATCGCATTGACAATGCTGCACAGCAGCGAGAATGGACCATTAAATGGAACGAAGACGTAAACGATCCTGAGTATGTATGGACTAAATTTGGACCTCGTGAAGAACGAGAAGTTCCTGAACTTGTTAACCAAGTTGTAGCTAGGCAGATTAAGGAAAAGTTTGGAACCTTGCGTTTCTATTACGATGGCGGGGATGATTATATTCGCGGTCTAGAAGCAATGGCAGAGTCAATGACTGCAAGAATCTGTGAAGATTGCGGCGGTCCCGGTGCTGCACGTAGTACTGAAAAGCAACGTTGGGTCCGTGTATTGTGTGAAAAACATGCATTTGAGCATGGTTACATTGAAGATAATGATTGACACTAATCGTACAATCTGCTATAGTAAGTTATTATGAAAATTGCACTTGCATCTGATCTCCATTTGGAGTTTGAAACAATCACTTTGCCCAACACAGAAGGGGCAAATGTGTTGATCCTTAGTGGTGATATCTGTGTAGCACATTCATTGCACGATCATCCTGTTGATAAGCCTGTACCAGAAGATGCGATGAAGCCGGGCCGAAATCAAAGTGCTGCATACAAGTATCGTGAATTCTTTGATCATGTGAGTCAGGAATACGATCATGTTGTTTATGTAGCGGGCAACCACGAGTTCTATCATGGTCGTTATCCCGACGCTATCACTTGGCTGCATGAAGAAATGAAGCGTTATGAAAATATTCATTTCCTTGACAAGGACGAAGTTGAGATTGATGGAGTAACGTTTGTTGGAGGAACCCTTTGGACAGATATGAACAAGGGTGACCCCACTACGTTGCAGTTAATTGAAAGCATGATGAATGACTTTAGAATCATTCGTCACAGTCAGCACAACTATCGCAGATTCCTGCCTATGGACTCTGTAATCCATCACAAGGCGACCCTAGAGCATATTAAGAAGGTAGTTGACAGTGATCCTACTAAGAAGTATGTTGTAGTTGGTCATCATGCCCCTACCCCATTGAGCATTCACGAGCGATATAAGAATGAATTTTACATGAATGGTGGCTATCATAGCAACCTTGCAGAATTCATTCTAGATCGCCCTCAGATCGTTCTGTGGACACATGGACACATGCATGATCCGTTTGACTACATGATGGGCGATACTCGCATTGTGTGCAATCCTAGGGGCTATAAGGGGCACGACCCTGCGGCTGATCACTTTCAACTTAAGTTTTTGGAGATTTAATATGGACTTTGTTACTGTTATCCTCATGGTTGTGTATGGGTACGCTATGTACGCAATCGGTAAGTCTGCTGCTATGAAGATGGTTGGATCAAAGCATATCCAGGATACACTAGCCAGAGCAGCTATTCCTATTGGCGTGTTGGAAAAAGTAGAAGGTCACTATTATCTTTATGAGAAGGATAGTACTAACTTTCTATGTCAGGCTGAAAAGCTAGAAGATATTCCATTGAATCTTTGGGAAAACAAGAAGATTTCCCTTGCTGTAATCTTGTATCCAGAAGAAGCAGGAGAGCAGACCTTTTGGTGCATCAATGGAAAACTTAGGATGGTTGGATGAAGGCAAATTTTAGGAACTTCAACAAAGGTCCAAAAGAAAGAAAAGTAGAAGTATCTATTGAGCGGTGGGATACCTATAGTATGGATCACACCGCTGCATTGATTATTCTACCGCTACTGCTACAACTTAAGCAATCCAAACAAGGTGTTCCGAGCGGTCTCGTCACTCGTATCGGAGGCGACATGGATGATAACCTTTGCTTTGATTTCGTTAAAGACGATGAAAACGAAGTGTTTGACAAACTGTGTGATCAGTGGGATGAAATCCTTAATAAGATGATTTGGAGCTTCCAGCAAATCGTAGATGATAGTTATGACAGTAAATATCATCACGGTCATATGAAGCTTGGCTGGAAGCCCATTGAAATTACTAATCCGGCAACCGGTGTAGTTGAAGAAATGTATGAAATGGTTGACGAGAATCCCGGCGAACACTGGTATGATCATGTTGGACATAGACTACATGAAGATCGTATTCAAGAAGGTCTAGAACTGTTCGGCAAATATTATAGAAATTTATGGGATTAAGGAATACTAAATGAATATAGTTAATTTTTTACCGTTGTCCGTATATGAGTTCACATGTGATGAGAGCCTAATAGATAGGCTTGTATCAACCTTTGCTGATATGCCTATTGAAAAAAACGTAAGCAACATGGTTTCTGATACAGACTTATTTTACGATGCTGAACTTTATGATTGGTTCAACTCCTGCATTGAGGAAGCTAAAGAAGACTTACATATACCAAACGAAGTCAAATTAGATATTACAAGTTGCTGGGTAAATAAGACAAGAAAGCTTCAAGCGCACCATCAGCATTTTCATCCTAATAGTTTTATGAGCGGTATTCTATATCTGACGGAAGATCATTCGGGTGGACTCACGGAGTTTATGACTGACAATCTTTGGTGGAATAATTTTAAGTGGCTTATGTTTGGAGGCAATAAGAGTGTCAAAAGAACCATTAAGCAGACATACACTCCTCAAAAAGGAAAACTATTATTATTCCCCTCACAACTAATACACGGAGTGACTGCTGTAATAGATAACTCTACTCGGTACACTATATCTTTTAATACCTTTTTTTCAGGTCCAATAAGTGACACTAAAAAAGGAAGCATTCGTTTGGAATTAAAGAGTAAATCTGTGATAGATAGCAATGAAACTTAAGTTTATAGATTATTTTATGAGGGTAGCAGAACTTACTGCTACACTTAGTTACGCTAAACGTTTGCAAGTTGGTGCTGTTATTGTTAAGGGCAATCAGACTATCGGCACTGGCTACAACGGTATGCCTACTGATTGGGAGAACACTTGCGAGATTGAACTTGAAGATGGTTCACTTAAGACTAAGCAGGAAGTCCTCCACGCTGAAACAAACGCTATTGCAAAGGTAGCAAGGTCAACTGTATCAAGCGAGGGCGCAACGCTATTCTGCACTCACGCCCCCTGTATTGATTGTGCAAAGCTTATCTATCAAGCCGGCATTGAAACTGTGTACTATAAAGAAACATATCGCAGTGAAGACGGCTTAAACTTTCTTAGAAAGAGCGGCATCAATGTCCATCAATATACCGACCGCACATAAGGCTAATGTAGCAGTAGAGTTTGGACAACTTTCCTCCATGATAGAGTGGTGTGAAAGAAACTGTGTCTCTGATTGGCGAATGTCAGGAGAAGCTACAGAACAATGGAACGGCGATACTATGTTTTATGGTTATGAATTCTTTTTTGAATCTGAAAAAGATTATGTAGCATTTTTGATGTGGAAGAAATAATGAAGTTTTTAATGTTCACTAGAGAGAATAACAACTTTGATGATATCCTAAAAGATTCTTCTCTGATTAAGCAGTATAAGACAAAGATTGAATATAAACAAAACCTAATATTGGGTTTCCCCGAAGATAAAGAGTTTGGTAAGATTCTGTCATATATTATGTTGAAGTACGGGGATGATATGCAAGACTTTCATAGCATCGTTCCTGATCGCTCACCTATTCCAAACGTAGATTACGTGCCGGTTCGTAAGAAGCGCCGCTAATATTAGGTTGACATACGTTTTCTGCTGTGTTATATTAAATAGTAATCACAGTTTTGGATGTTATTTATGAAGATCAGTGAACTACTGCTAGAAGACACCGTAGAAAGCAAGCCCATTGTTTATGTTGATATGGATGGGGTGTTAGCTGACCTCTACAATCACGCTGCTGAAATACATGACGTTGATCACTACAACGACATGACCAAAGAAGAATGGGAAGCATTCTTCCGCGACAGTGATGCTTATCACTTGTTCCGCGACATTGACCCCTTTCCTACTGCTAACAAGCTTCTCAACATTGTAAAGAGTTATGCAGGTGGATATCGTATTCTAAGCAGCCCTCTCAACTTTGATCGTGAGGGTTCTATTAAGGGCAAGCGTGAATGGCTTGCAAAACACATTAATGTTCCTGCTGACAAAATCGTGTTTGAACATGACAAGTACAAGTATGCTGTTCAGCCCGACGGTACGCCTAATGTCTTGATTGACGATTACGGCGTCAATACTCGTGCTTGGGATGCAGCAGGCGGCATTGCAATCAAGTATCAGGCAGACGAAGATGATTTGTCTAAGGTAGACAATGTGTTGCGGAAGGTCTTCCCGAAAGATAAATAATAGAATACATTTCGGAGATTTTATGGATACCAGAGACATTTACAAACTTATTAGAGAGTTTGAAGAAGAACGTGATGATGTTGTCAACCTTTATGACAGCATGGACATTGAACTTAGCGAAGACTTTGTAATTGAAACAGGCGTAGTCGGATTCACCGAAGATGGTGTAATCATTCACCTTGACGAAGACGCTATGGAAATGCTTGACCTAAACGGTATCCTATTAGAATCCGAAGATGCAGAAGAAGCCATCGACGAATCCGTTATGAATGAAGATGCAGTTGATGCATTCAAGAACAAACTATCCAGAGTCAGTGATCCATTTGAAATGATCTATGACGCTATCAAAGGCGATTACGGCGATGAGATCCGTGATGCAATGCAAGAAATGTATGATGATGTAGTCAACGATAGCGGTTATCGTCTACATCCAGACGATGATTTTGAAAAGATTATTGAGATTGTAGTAGACCAGCTGGTTGCAGATTCAGATATGAATGAAGCTAGTTATGGCGACCGAGAAGAGGCTCATCCCGTATCTACTGCTATCTACAGAAGAATCGTTAATAGCCACCCAGAGCTACTACAGACTTTCACTGTACGTGAAATTAGCGATGCCTGCAATGATTATGCAGATATGGTCGGTGATGTAGAAGAAATTGGTTCAAGTGACGTTAGCATTTGGACTAAAGAAGTAATTGACGATTTGCAGTCACGTAGCAAAGAACTTTCAGAAATCAAGAAGCTTGCATTAGGACACGATGAACTTGATGAGGGCATGGGTAAGGCGCTCCTAGGCGGTGTTGCATTGATTGCTGCACTCACCGGTCTCAACAAGATGAGCGCACATCATCTTATGACAACCGAACCCCAGCTTATTACTCTCACACAAATGCGTCAGGAAGCTGAACAACGCGGTGACGAGTATGAAGTTGAACGTCTTGACGACCGTATCAAGAAGACACTAGACCACATTTCAGTAACTGGTCGCCCTGTAATGGGAGGCGACGGCGAACCCATTGATCCTAGAAAGCCTTGGGCAGGTGAATCAGTTCAAGAAGCAGAGTATCAAGGACGCAAAGTCCCTCTTGGCAAGCCTATGAAGGGTGATGTTAAGAAGTCTAAGGTATACGTGAAGAAGCCAAATGGCAAGGTCGTAAAGGTTAACTTCGGTGATAAGAACATGCGTATCAAAAAGTCAAATCCAAAGCGCCGCAAGAGTTTCCGTGCTAGACACAATTGCGACAATCCAGGACCACGCTGGAAAGCAAGATACTGGTCATGCAGAGCTTGGTAATTTTAAACCGACCTGCATAGATTATAAATATAGATATGACTACAGAAACGACTAACACACCAAAGCAAGCTAAAGGTGGTGCTTTTGCATCAGCCGATATACCTCTCATTAAAAAGGTGCTACTAGCAGTACTTAGCGAGAGTAACGAAAAGCTTACGGTTGAAGAAGAACGCCAAGCAGCACATTTGCTGCATCGCTTAGGAAGAATCTCCTAAGTGACTAAAACAACTAATAGTGATATTAGGTATGAGGTAATTACCCAAGAAGATTCTGAGGGTGATATCATCATACCTTTACCCATGCCTCTCCTAAAAAGTTTAGGATGGAAGGAAGGCGATGACCTTACTATCAGCATTGATGATGAAGGCAAAATTTATTTAAAGAAAGCAGACAAGTGAACGAAGACACTATCACAATTACACCGGATGACCTAATTGCCATTACAGACGATGATAATATGACATTATCGGGTTGGAATTCTCCCTTAAAAACATCGCTATCTGATGCATATTCTATTACAGGAACATTGGGAACGGCTGTTAATGCGGGCGGGGGTAGTGGGGCAACATTAACCACCACTACCGGTGGAAGTTTAACGTGGAATAATACTAACTATACTGTTACTGCAACCCCCTACACAATATCTAATGGAACAACCGGTTGGGCTAACTATAACAATCAACCGTCAATCATGAAGGTAGATTGTGACGCAGTGTTCAATGGTGATATCAAAATTAGAGGCGTAAGCTTAGACGAAAGACTTAACGTTATCGAAGAACGTTTGGGCATTCTACGTCCACACAACGATCTTGAAGGTCGTTGGGAAAAGCTAAAGGCTCTCGGTGAAGAGTATCGCAGACTAGAGAAAGAGATTCTAGAAGGCGAGAGTATTTGGGATACTCTCAAAAAGTAAAAGTTATGGCTAAAGAAGATACTATTAAATTAGAAGGGGAAGTTATTGATGTTTTACCGAATGCTACATTCAAGGTAAAACTAGAAAACGGACACACTGTATTGAGTTATGTG